ATGGCTCAAGATAAAAAAAATTGGTGGGATCATCGAGTATTACGTTCTGTAGATAATTTAAGGCTTTGGGATCAAAATCCACGCTTAGATGCATCTGGCAAGTTGACAACCGTCAGAGATTTTGTAGAAGAGCTGATTAGTGACGATGTTGATGCCCAAAATTTTATGGATTTAATGAAGTCAATTGCAACTCGTGGATTTACTTCATTTGATCCAGTGGTTGTATGGCAGGATGAAGAAAGCCAGCATTTTATTGTGGCAGAAGGCAATCGACGCATAATGGCCCTTAAGTTGCTCCGTTCTCCTGAAAAAGCGCCGATGCAGATCCGTAAAGCTGTTGTGTCTTTATCTAGAACAATAGATCGTGATGATATTGAGAAAATAAAGGTTTGCGTTGCACCTTGTTTCGATGATGCTCGTTGGTACATACTGCAGCGACATTCATCTGCGGCCAGTTACCAAATTAGATGGCAGAGATTGCAACAGCAGCGCTTTATCATTAATGCTTACGACTCTGTTGGCCAGGATATCGAAGAGACCATTAATATAACTGGCTTTAAAAAAGCTGCTATATTAGAGGCTTTACGCTACGTTAAGATTAGAGATATTGCTACCCGTCAAGAAGTGGTTTCATATTTAAATAGCGAAGAAAAAGAGCAAGTATATAGCCACAGAATCAACATGACAGTGCTTGAACGTTGGTTTGGAAATGGTCAAATAAAAGAAGCTTGGTATATTGAATTTAAGGAAGGTGAGGTTGTTATTAATGCCGATATGAATAGTTTTTATGCGGCGTATGCGAAATTTTTAAAGCTGATGTTGAATAAAAATAATGAACTTGGTTATATGGTCAATACCCGAACCATAGATAGCAAATTCCAAGAGATATTCGATTATTTACCCGAAGTTAAACCAGTGCAAAAAGATGACCTCAAGCCTTCATCAGCAGTGCCAGAAATACTTAAAATAGAAGATGATTCAGTAGGTAAGGGTAGTGATCAAGTTAAGACAAAACCTGAGCCTGAATTACAGCGGACATTGAAAGGTAATCCAAAACGTCGTCAGTTTACAGATGGATTTCACGATGTTACATGTAAAAACTATAAATTAAAGGCTCTTTTTAAAGAGCTACAGAAGCTACCAATATACAGCTATCCTAATGTAGCCGCAGCATCAATTAGAATATTTCTTGATTTGTCAGTGGATGAATACATTAGCAGTTGTGATTTAAAATCTGCTCTTAGTAGCAAAGAGCATAAGGGCTATCATGACATTACATTGAGTCAAAAATTGTCTTTTTTGCTTAAAGAATACATTGTTGACCGCGATGCCAAAAAAGTGATTGAACAGCTTTTACATCCTAGCAATGATCATAGTCTTAATACCCTTAATGAATATGTACATGGTAACAAAGTACACAAGGTCGAACCTCAGTTTTTAAATCGTTTTTGGGATATGTTATTCCCTTTGTTTGCAGTTTTAATTAGTATGCAGGAGGTTTGATGTTTTTTTCCCCTCTTCGATATCCTGGTGGAAAGTCGAAGCTAACAGCTTATGTACTTGAGACGATGAAATTAAATGGTCTTGAGGGGGCTGCATATGTGGAACCTTTTGCTGGCGGTTGCGCGATCGCATGGTATCTTCTGCTAAATGGGCATTCCAAGAAGGTTTATATCAATGATCTAGACCCGGCAATCCATGCGTTTTGGTATAGTGTCCTCTATAAAACTGATGAGCTGTGCGATTTAATTGATTCAACAGAAGTGACAATTGATGAGTGGCATCATCAGCGTGAAGTGTATAGACAAAAAACAAGCGATTACTTAAAACTCGGTTTTGCAACATTTTTTTTGAATAGGACTAATCGCTCAGGAATTATCAAGGCTGGTGTTATTGGGGGGTTGGACCAAAGCGGTAACTATAAGCTTGATTGTCGTTTTAATAAAACAGTTCTTATTGAACAAATAAGAGCTATAGCTGCTAGAAGGGATGATATACGGCTGACTAATTTGGATGCAACTCAGTTTATCGAAGAACATATCCCAGATATAGAAGGGCCAGCATTTATAAATATTGATCCTCCTTACTATGTCAAAGGTAAGGGATTATATCAAAATTTTTTTGAGCATGATGACCATTATCGGTTGTTTGAAAGTATAAAAAGAATTACACACCCTTGGATTGTTACGTATGATAACACACCAGAAATATGTGGCATATATGCGGAATATTCTCCAGAGTCATTTCACTTAACATATACAGCTCAGACTAAATGTAAGGGGTTGGAAATAATTGTTCACTCCCCCAGTTTATTAAGGGCGGATTTTAAACCAGATGTGACGTTTTCAGAGGTTAAAAGGTTTTATCGCCAAAAAAAGGTTACTCCTAATTAATGTTTAAGTGATTTTTATATCAAATTGTCTATAGAATCTGATTGTGTTTAGTGACTTGATATCGGTATGATGCCGCGCTGTCCGGCGATGCCCAGTTCATGCGGTGCCTTTCCCTGGCCATTTACTTGGTCATGCCGGCAGCAGAAACCCCAGCTATCGCTGGGGTTTCGTCTTTGTATCTGGCGTCCATTTCTCAGCTTTTTAGCTCCTTACCGCTTCACTTGTGAAATTTTGGATCCTTGCAAAAATCACCCACCAAGCCTTGCTGCATAAGGCTTACCAACTTTCTCTCCGTGGTCGCACCAGATCCAGCGCGCCGCACCAGATCCTCACGAAAAATGAGAGTTATCACTTGATCATCAATTACTTACGTTTTTCTTTCCGCTGGATTTGTGTGATCGAACCGCCCCAAAACGATCATCGAATGACGTTTTGTGAAATTCTGAATTTCCCCTAAGAACCCAGCCACGGCGCGGGTTAGACCATAGATTTGCACCATTTTATTTGTGCAAAAAACGCCACATTTTAAGCCCGAAGGTGGGGGGGGAGGAGTGCGGATTCCGTGAGCGGCACGTTTCCGCCGTCGCGCCTGGGCTACAGCGCTGGGGGCTGGTAACAAAAAAAAGCGACGCATGTGCGTCGCTGTGTTGATCCTGATGATGGCAGGGGAGTTACTGGCCGGCACCCCATCCCATTTTCTTGAATGCCTTGGCTGCGATGGCCATCAGTTCTTGGTCGTTTGCCTCTGGGAGCATGGGGCGGGCTGGCGTCTCTACTGTCCAGCGGTTCTTCCTGGTCTCTCCGGTAGTCGTTCTGATCAAGATTGCAGCCCGGGTAACGCTGACGTGTTCTCGTATCCATTTGAGCGATGGCTTACGGTAGCGGCGGCGAGCGCCACGGTCTGATAGAACCTTGTAGCCTAGCGCTCGTAGGCGCTGTGCCTGGCTGCGAGTGCAAGGGTTATCCGTTGGCTTGAATGGTTCCTTCTTCTTGCCCCGCTCTGATGACCTTGGTTGTGCTGGCTTGGGTGGCGCGGCCGTGAACTCCTGTGACATTCCCTGATGTTGCTGGTTGGCTATCATTCCCGCAAAGCGGGAGTCGAAGTCGATGATGGCCGCATCCTCGGTACCGCGAGAACGCAGGCGCTTGGAGAGGCCGGTGAGGCGCTTGTGTTTGCGCTTACTCTTGACTGGTGCCCATTTTGAACCACCAGGGGCTTTACCTGCCCTGATACGCTGTCGGTTCACTTTGGCAACCTCTCGCCCTATCTGCTGGGTAATGCGCCGGCGTTTCGCAGGTGGTAGCGACGCCGCATCCAGACGCTCCAGCACGTTGAGCATGGAGCTCTGATTGATGGTGAGTGAGATCATCTGTGTATCCCTATTCGATGATGGGCGAAAGCTGGCCGGCCAGTTGTTTGGCCTGATTGCCATGCCCGGTTATTGCCTCGCTGTTCCCTGGTACTGGCCCGCCGCCGTGGGTGTGAACGGCGGTGGCTTTGGCCAACTGCTCCACAAGCTTCATCAGCTGGAGCAGTAGCTGGAAGATGTTCACACCATCTGTCCCCATCCATGAGCGGGGCGCCTCGAAGTGCTGGAGCTCACCGGCCACACTGCGCCGCAGTTGCCCGATCACCGACACCAGATCGCCCGCTGTGGTCTGACTCATGTTGCCGAGGCTCCCCAGCACCATGTCATCACCAGCCAGCAGCTCGATGGCTCCGAGCGCCTCGATGCGCTTCATTGCTCCGATTTGCTCCACGCTGTGCTGCAAGGTGGTGATCTGGTGCTGGCCGAACTCGCCCTGGTATTCGTCCGCCTCGTGGTGCATCCGCATCGCTTTGTCATGTTGGTGGCGGTCGGTATGACGACTTTGGTTGCCCACGGTATCGGTGCGACTGAACACCTCGGCCCGTTGCTGCTGGAGCTGTTCGCCTGGGGCGATGGCCGGCAGCGGCCAGCCCGACCCCAGCACCGTGCGGATAAACGGCCGGTCAGCGCGACCGAAGGCAAAGCCCAGCTCGACGATGGTCCCTTCGATGGGGAACTGCAGCAGTCCCTGCTCGGCCCCACCGAACATCACCGGCAGCGGTACGGCGCGATAGAGTGCGGCAGCCTTGTCCGGTTGGCCATCTTCACCCAGCAGCTGCACGTCCACCGCATAGCGGGGGCGGAATGGGTCATTGAGCTGGCCAGCAGCCGCGCTGTCGCTGATGGCCTCGACCCGCCCGAACTTGGGCAGGTGCATGTTGTCGGCGAGCTCGGGGAATTCGTCCTCTATTTTGCGTCGTTCCAGCGACTTGGTGACCTTGCCCTGGGTGACGGTCGTCAGAGTCATTTCATCCCCTTTGAGCCGCACCCGGGTAACCCGCTTGCCGTTGACTGTCGCCCCTGGGCGCATGGCTGGCACGGGTGACAGGGTGATGAGATTGCCCGCTTGGCGAGCAGTCCATGACGGGTCTATCTCTACTTCTCGGCCATACCAGCGGCAATCGGCGTAACTGCCCACGAAGATGGCGCCATCTGGTTGCTGGTACCAGACGAAGTCGGGGATCTCGAAGGCTCGGCCGGCATTCTCAAGCAGCTGATAGCCTGTGCCTGCACTGGTGAAGTTGGGGATCGGCCGGTCTGCATAGTCAGCAGCCTCTGGCAGCATGAACGTCAGCCCAGTTTCAGTGGTGAGCCAGGCCAGCAGGTTACGCATGGTGGCATGCTGCATGCTTACAGGGAGGCGACCTGCCAGCACACCAGCCAGTTCTCGGCAGAGCAGTTGCACAGATCCTGAGGCTGCCGGCTGCACGTCGAACACGTAACCGGTGAACCAGCGGCGCAGCTCGTTGTTGTAACCGACATCTATGGTGATCGGTTGGCCTTTTTGCACCTCGGCCTGGGCTGTCAGGGCAGCCCTACCACCGGCGTTAAGGTCCAGCATGATGTCGTGCTCTACCAGGTGAGCGGGTTGATCATTGATGGTCAGGCGTGTGGTTAGCTTCATGCCAGAACATCCCCCAGTTTATCGTCGAGGTGCTTAAAGAACGCCTCCCCCTTGGATAGCTTCTCATCGCCGGTTTGACCATTTTTGCCATTGGCAGCAGTCGTTCCGGGGGAGTCTTTGCCAAGGTTGGCAGGATTGCCCGGCAAACGGGCTTCTCGTTTCTCCGGTACCGAGTTGAACTCCTTCAACGTGAACTGAACCTGCCAGGCCAATAGTCCCTCCTGTTCGCTGGCGGTGATACGGCCGGCAAACTTGGCCTGGCGCACTTTCACTGACTTGGCCAAGAGCGACCCAACCCGATAGACGTGGCGTTTGCCGCCATCGCCCTTGGCATCTGCCAGTTCAAACAGCCGGCTCAGCATGTGCTCATCCTTGAACGGGATAAGGCCGGAGACGTCGAGCTCCTTGGCCTTGGCGCCCTGTTCGGCGCTGCTGGTTGAGCTGGTCTGGCCGCTCTGGTCTTTGTCCTGAAACTGCATCGATGCGGATACCCGCATCGATTTCATGATGATGGGCTCGCTATCGAGGGTCAGCATGGCTTGGCTCATGGGGTTAACTCCTGCCAGAAGGTGAGCGGAGAGGGGGAGAGCAGCAGGGCGCCGACTGTCATGCTGTGGCTGTGGTCTGGCGGGCTGCTCTGGCCCAGTTGGGCGGCAAGGCTTGCCGCATCGCCTTGTGCTTTCCAGTGCCATAGCTGACCATGGATGTCAGCCAGCTGGCCCAGTGCCTTCTCCAGCTCGGCCAGTTTGTCGGTGCGACGTTTTGCCAAGTTGGCCAGCTTGGTTATCGGGGTGGTGGCCCCCTGTGCCAGGCTCTCCAGTTGGGCGAGTTCGGCCCCGAGCAACGAGCGAGCAGGGCGCAGCGGATCCCATACCAGCGGCTCATCTGCCTTCCAGCGTGGCACCTTGGCGGCGGTGGGTTTGCTCATGGCATCATTGTCGGCCGTGAGGCGACGCAGGGCAGCGCACCACTCCGGCAGCGGCAGGATGCTACAAAGCGGCGCCAAGGCATCTGCCAGCGCGGTTTCGCTGTTACCGGTGACCAGCCAGGCGATGGCGTGCAGCTGGCCAGTTGGCAGCAGGGGATCTGCGCCGTCCTGCAGCTTGGCGGCAAGGGTGGCCACAGCATTGGGGGCGGCGAGGCTGTACTGGTTGCCCTGGTGCTGGCCCACCCCATTCTGATAGGGGGTTACGGTCAGGCAGCGACCGGTGACCAGCAGCCGGTCGAGCTCTGCCCGCAGCCCTGCCAGCGCGGCAGTGGCTTGGCTGATGGGCGTGGGGCGGTATTGCGCCCTGGGTGCCAGTGCCTGTAAGCGAGCCACGGCGCCAGCCTGGCTGTCTGGCAGTTGGCCAAGTACCCCGCTGGCGCGAGTGTGTATCGCCTCGGTGCTCGCTGGCCCGCGCAGCGTGCCTTGTGCCCAACTCATTGCGGGGCATCCGGCCAGGTGACATCAGTGGGCCATCCCTCGCTTTGTGGCAGGCGCATCAGCGCGATGCGGTAGCGCTGCAGGGCATCGAGCCTGGCCAGTTCTTCTGGCGTTGCTATATTCAGCTCCTTGGCATCCAGCAACGGAGCAATGCGGAGAGACGCGGATGCCTGCAATGTGTCGAGCTTGCGCTGCTGATCGGCTTCGCTGGGCACATAGGTTGGTGGTTCCCGCATCTCAATGTCTCCGAATTCACCGAAGATTGCGCGTACATAGAGTTCGCGTCCATGGGCTGCCGAATCGTCTTTTCGGGCGGTAAAGGGGATAAACTGGTCGGGTAAATGAGCAAAGGTCACTTCCATGTCCAGGCTGTCTGGTTGGGTGGAGTAGGCGACAACGTTTTTGGCGGTGATGATCTCCATCAAGCGATCCTTATCCAGAGTGATTTGGTCCAAGCGTTAGAGGGGTAATAACCAACCAGTTTCCAGGTACCGGCAGGGCTTCCTCCTCCCCAGTCTGATTCGTGCATATCAGTGGAAGACCATCGCAGGCTGCTGCCTGGTAGCGTCGTTCCCGGGCCATAAGCACCGGATGCCTGGGTATAAAAGAAACCATAGGTACCGATTTGGCCAACGCCCCCAGCAACGATGTCCTGGTTGCCCTGGGCTGCGGTGTGGGTATGAGACTTATATGCAAAGCCACCTTGGCACCAGTCGATCATATTGGCGCCATTGAGACGGGCTGGGTATAGCTCGCCATCGCCGTCAATCCGCCATCTGCCGCCAGCAGCGGCAAGGTTCCCGCCGTTGCTGAACCGCCAGACCCGCCAGAAGCCGCCGCCGTCCGTAGAGCTAAGGACGTGTTCCACGTTGTTAGGGTTATCATCTGGGTTAAACATCCCGTAATGATTTTCTAGCGCCCAAATACCGGTGCGTTGCATCTGGATTCCGGTAATGCCAAGCAAGGAACCCGCGAGGGGTGGTGAGATAGTCTCACCCCAGAACGAACACTGCCCCTTGCTCGTCCAAGCACGATTGGCTGACGGGTAGTGGGCTCGGAAGCGGCCAGCTACGGTGAAAAAGCCATCACTATCTACGCCGCCATAACCTTGCGACTCACCACCTGCGCCATTGCTGGCGCAAAAGCGCACGGTCGCAGTCCCTTGCGGCTTATACATCATCACCGCAAACTTGCCCGGCTCGTGTAGCTCGACCGTAGGGTTTCCAGCGTTTCTGACCTGGTGATAGCTGCTCTCACTGCCGCCAGAAACGACAAGGGCATTCATCCCTACGGAGCCAACCGCATCAACCCAGAACGGCGAGGAGGTCCAAACCCCGTCAACATATTTGTGCAAACCCCAGGTTCTGTTTTCGGCGTTAACCCCAAGACCCCAAGTAATACCTCGTAGATCCTCATAAGGTGAAAACTTCAAACCAGCATCAGCAATAATCCGCATTGCGGTGGCAGCTAGGCGCTTATGGGCGGTGATCTCATTTCGACCAATGGAGATGACCTGCAAGGGGGCATTCTCGGCGTTCACCTTGGCGCTGATATATGGATCGGCATTCTCGGGCGCTTCAATGGCCAGCCATGTGCCACCATTACTGCCAGCACGTGAGCGCGCTATCAGCCCCACTCTGGCGTAGATGGCGTCTTTCGCATCGATCCCCCCGTCCAGGGGGCCGCCGGTCTTTGGGTATCCACCCATTTGTTCCAGGGTTGGCTTATCCGTAACTTCGGCATAGCTTGGCCAGCGGCTTGCAGTGTCCGGCACCTGATCGAGGTCGCCCCACTTGTGGCGGTGGCTGCCGTCCTTGATCTCCACCGCGATGGTGACGCCCTGGGCATCCTCCAGAATGCCTTTGCCGGTGACATCGCCGGTCAGCTCGATGGTGCGCTTGCGGCGCACGTCGGTCACGCTGCCATCGGCGTTGATGATGGACACCTTGGCCACATGGTGCTGATAGCCGTTGCTGTCCAGGTAATCCACCATGTCCGGCACGCTCAGGGTGAGGGTGAAGTGGTTCACCCAGGCATCGAGCAGGGAGCCCGCCCGGTAGATATCGAGCCAGAGTCCCACCGGCTTGGCGCCCGGGGTGATTTTCTTCACCTCGTTAAGCTCTGCACGCAGGCCGCCGACATAGGCCACCCCTGGCTGCACCTTGTAGACCCCTGAAGTGTTGACCAGATTAAAGCCATCCCCGTAGAAGGTGGCCGGCCCGAAGAACTGCAGTGCCTGCAGGCGCAGGTCATCGTCCATCCCGCGCAGGCGAGCGGCATAGTCAATCTGCCATGTGCTGGCGTCTACATGGGTGGCGGTTGCCTCCGCGGCGCGGTCGTACTCCATCAGCATGGATTTGACCAGGCTGTTACCGGTCTGGCCGGTTGCCTCATCGGTCTTGAGCTTGGTCTCCATCCCCTTGTGCACAATCATCCCCACTACACCGGATGTCTTGTTGATGAGGTACATGGCGTTGAAGCTGAAATCGCCGACAGTGGTATCCATCACGATGGTGTAGGCCACCGCGTCGTTGTTGATGCGCCCGCGCTGGTCAACCTTGTGGCGGTGCACAATCTGGCCCGCTGGCGGTAGGCCGCTGTCCGGGTCGATGGGTGCGGCAGGATCGAGATCCGGCACGTTGGCCAGCACGAACTCATCGAGCACCACCGGCGTTTGGTTCGTCAGGCACTCCTGCCAGTAGCGGGAGAAGGCGTTGGTAATGATCTGGCTCATGAGTTCCTCTTAAGCGTCGCGCCAAATACCTGCTGGCTCATGTCGATGCGACCAAAGCGCAAGGTACTGGCGACCGGGTAAACCACCTGGAAGCGATAGCGGCGGCAGGTGCGGCCATAGTGTTGAATGAGGGTTTCCATCAGTTGCTGGTTGCCGGCGATGGCGCTGTCAGTCACCTCGATGGTGATAACGTCCCAAGGGGCCCCCTCTTGCCGTTCGTGGATGTCGCACCAGCCGATGCCAAGGCGTTCGAATATGCGCTTAAAGCCGGCCACCTCGCCGGCGTCCCTGGCATTCACAAAGGCGAACTTGACCCGTTTGCGAAAAAGCGGCAGCGGCTCGCCATTAAAGCGGCTGATGTCCCGCTCCCAGGCGAGCAGCGCCAGCAGGGATTCCGAGCAGGTGAGCGGGTCTTGCTGGGCCAGCGGTAGCAACAACCACCCCTTGAGCCGTTGCCAAAAGGCGTTGATGCCCTTGGCCAGAAACCCGGGCTCGGCGTGGGCCGGGCTGATGGTGTAGCCATCCTCCCACCAGGGGGCGCTGGCATCGGGGAGCCGCGGCGCCTGTCGGCTGTGTTCAAGCAGGGTCGGGTTAGTCATAGAGGGTCACCTCCAGCGTGTTCAGGCGCGGGATAGCCAGCCCCGAGACGATGTCATCTTGTGCAAACTTGAGGCTCTGCAGCTGCGGAAACTGGCTGTGCAGCTCGCGGGCCAGCTGCGAGAGGGAGAAGCGCGAGCGCGGCCAGGTGCGAGTGACGCTTGGAAAATCCCCCGACTGACGAAACGCCGCTTTGACCAGCGACTCGGCGCCCAACTTGAGGGCCGCCTTCTGCTCATCGGTGAGGTTGGCCACCGGCCACAGCTCCAGGGTGAGGCTGTGCTGGGTCTCCGGCATGGCCATCACGAACAGGTCATCGCCGTGGCCATGGTTGCCCTGGCGGCCCACGTAGTCGTTAAGTTGGGCAATCAGGCTTGCCGGTGTGGCCCCCACCTCCAGCAGGATGTAGGCGTTGGCAGTGCCCGGTCCCCGCGGCGCCTCATGCTCGAAGAAGATGTGATCGGCGCGAATGCCGGCGACGCTCGCCAGCATCGAGCGGTAAATCGCGTCGATGTGATAGCGGCCTACCGCCGAAAACTGGTTCTGAATGCGCAGCCCCAGGGCATCGTTGCTCTCGGCATCGGCGCCCTGGGTGGTGATCCACTCCTTGTCATCGTTGCGGGCCGACAAAATGCCGGTGACCGGTTCGCTCAGCAGGTTGTAATAGCCCGGGGCCAGATTCCAGGCCGCGCCCGCGAACTCGGCCTCGCACACTACCCGCGCCACCGCTTCACCGGCCGGGCTCACCACTGCCTGCAGCGGCTTGACCCGGTAGATGGTGCCGTTGATGCGCTCGGTGCTGATCCAGATATCGGTCGGGATGGTGACCGCTTCGCTCGGATTGGCCTTGACGAAGTTGATCATCCCGCGGGTCTTCTGGGCTCCTTTGCGGGTCAAGTCCACATCCCATGCCTTGAGGTCGAGATAGGCATCGGTGGCGGTGGCGGCAAAGGTGTTGGGCAGCACATGTCCAGCCAGGAGGGTGCGGATAAGCCAGAGCGCCGGGGTGATGACAACCCCGCGCACCAGCCGCCAGAAGGGGCTCACATCGCTGTCGTTGGTGATAAGTGAGCCGGCGGCCTCGACCTCTTTTTTAAGCTCGGCCTCCATGGCCTGCTCGGTAGTCGGCACGCCGGTTTCGACCAGCAGGGCCATAAAATCCACGTTGGGGCGCAGGTTCATAGGGTTACCTCCAGATCGCCAAATTCATAGGTGCGGGCGGTGACCAGCACCCGGTCTGGTGCTTCCTCCAGTATCACGATGGTGCCTGGCACCAGTCGCTCGTCGTCTTCTACCAGCAGTTCTATCTCGGTCATCACATCGGCGCGCAGGGTCGGGCTTCGTTCACCAATCAGCTTGCGGGCCATCCCCGACTCCATGATCCGGTGCTTGATGTCCTGGCCGATGCTGTGGCGGTCCTGGGTGTAACGGGGCTGGCCACCTGCATCGAGTTGCCAGGCGCCGTTTACCACCAAAATGTCGATGTACTTGGGTTCGCTCATCCGCGTTGCTCCACCCATGCGTTTTTCTCCAGCTCATCCGGTGTCGGCATGGATTGTGGGTTGATATGCATCTCTCCGATATGCAAGGCGCGGGCTGGTTTCTGGTTGGCCGCATTGGCCGAGGCATTGGCCTGGATCAACTGCTGGCCCAGACCGCCTGCGGGTACCTTGCTCTGCTCCTGCTGGCGGTAACTGGCCAAGGGGCTATTGACCACGGGGGCAGGAGGTGCAATCTGCGAGGGAGATGCGGCCCACTTCGGCAGCACATCGACGTTCAAGGCGCTGGTGTCGAACTGGGTACCCAAGAACTGATTCGAGGCATCGATCGCGGTCTTGATGAGGGCGATCAGCGCCCGCCACGGGGTGAGCAGGGTATCGAATGCGGTACCCAAGATGTTCCCCATACGTCGGCCGGCGTCGGCCATATTGTCAATACCTACGCTGGCCTGGTTGGTTTGTTCAAAGAAACTGCCTAGCCAAGTGATCCCCTGACCGAGCAACCCCACGATGAGGGTGAAGAAATCCACAAGGGGGGCCAGTGCCTGTGAGGCGAGCGGGCCAAAGGTCTCAGCCATACCACCAAAGAAGGCGCTCAGGAGCTCGAAGTTGGTCAGCACCGCGAAGGTGGCGCGCAGTTCGTCCCAGTAGATGATCGCCAGCGCCACGGCGGCGACCAGCGCCAAGATCCCCCCGATGATGATCACTGCCGGGTTGAGGCTCATCGCCATATTGACGGCAAGGAGTGCCGGCCGCAGTCCCGCGAGGGCTTTTTTGAACAGGTTGATGGGGGCCGTGAGACCACCAAAGGTCAATGCCCAGGCCAAGGTGGCCAGCTTGGCAAGCCCCGCCAGCACCAGCCATGCCCCGGTTACAATCCCGAGGCCCGCGATGGCCAGCACGGCATAGCTCACGACCTTGGTGAAGTTGGGAAAGATCCGGGTCCAGCGCAGCACTACGGCCCCGCCATCGGCAAAGGCCCCCACCACCTTGTTGATGGTGGGGAGCACAGCACCAAAGGCGGCAGCCCGGATCGCGAACCAGGCAGATTCGACTCGCTGCCACTGGTCTGTCATGGCGGTGGCCATCTGCTCGGCTTTACCCATGCCATGAGTGTTACCCAGGGCGTTAATACTGGTGGCCAGCCCCTTGGTGTTACTCATCAGCAGCTTGATCATTGAGACCGCTTCGTCCGAGCCAAACGCCTTTTTCAGCTCGTCGCTGCCGGCCACGGTGAGGGTTTCACCATAACGGGCCTTGAGCTTGTCCAGGATATCGAGCACCGGCAGCATGTTGCCGGCCGAGTCGGTGAAGGTAAGCCCGAGCGCTTTCTGGGCGCTGCCGACACCAGCCAGAAATGCCTTGAACTTGGTACCCGCCTCGCCGCCGCCCATGGTGGCTTGCAGATGGCCGAGCACGGCGAACTGCTCATCCATCGAGATCCCGGCAGCGGTGGCGTTGGCACCAATGCCCTTGAAGGCGTCGGTCATGCCCTGGCCGGTGGTCTTGAACATCTGCACCGCGAGCGCAGTCTTGCCGGCGACATCCTCCACCCAGTTGGCTTTGCCCATTTTCTTGGCTTGTTGTTCAAAGATGCCGTACATGGTGCCCATGTAGTTGGTGATTGTTGCTGTGTCGGCCTTGGTGGCCTTGGCCAGCACGCCGGAAGCACGGGCAAAGGAGGGCAGTTCATTGCCTTCCAGACCAGCAATAGCGGATTGGATATCGTATGAAGCACTGACAAACGCACTGGCTGATTCGCCGTACTTGACGGAGAACATCAATGCGGTGTTGGAGAGCTGCTTGAGGGTCTTTTCATGGACGTCCAGCGAGGAGACCTCGGCCAGCGCCCTGTCCATTTCAAGGGCTGGTTCCAGTGCGCTCTTGATCGCCAAGGTACCAGCCAGCATGGCGGCGCCACCGCCAGCAATATTGGCAAAGCCGCTTTGTGCGGTCTCTTTCACCCGGTTCAGCTGGCTGTTGATGCCATCAAGCGGCCGGGTAACGGCATCTATCAGGGCAATCCTCATGATCAGTTGTTCGGTGACAGAAGCCATGATTTATCCATTGAAGGCGGTGGCGATCCCCTCTGCGACGGCGTGGGCGAGGCGTTGGGTGTGGTACTTGTCTAACCAGAGGGCGCGAGCCAGGTTGTCGAGCTCGTCATCCTCATGGGGCAGGTAGTGGCGCCGTAGCGCCAGCACCTGCTCCAGTTGGTTGTGCTCGATGGCCTCGGCACGCCCAGTTAGTTTTTTACTTCGATATCCAAGTCAGGGGCGTACTGCTCGTTGACCTTGGCGGCGATCTGCAGGGCTGCGCCCGGGCGGGCCAGCAGGCTATCCAGCGCCTCTTTGCTGTCGGCGTCGACGATGCGCTTGAGGTACTGGTGGGACGGCGCCACCTTGTCGGTCATCGACAGGCCGTTGATGTAGCTGTTGTAGGCGGTCATGGTCGGCTCAAAGCTGATGTCGGTACCGGCGATGGTCAGAACGATTTTCTTGCTCATTGGTTGGCTTCCTCTTGTTCAATCCAGTTGTTCAGGGTGTTGATTTGGGTTTGGCAGCGGCGCATGGCCATCTGCAGGGTGGGGATAAACCGCACGGCATCGCCGTAGGTAGTCCCCGTAAATTCAGGCTCCGGGCAGTGGGGCACCAGCCCCGGCGGCGGTAGCCGCTTTACCACCTGCGTTTGCACCACGGTTTGGGGCTTGCTGGAGCAGGCGCAGAGCGCCAGCAGGCAGAGGCTCGCGAGCACAGTCCGGGCGGCCTGCCGGCGGCGTGGCCAACGCTTGTTCCAGTTCATAGGCGGTCTTCCTCTGTTGTTGGTCGAGCTCGGCTAGGGCGGCGGTCTGGGTACCCAGCAACTTGCGCAGCCCGGCGGCATCGCGTTGCAACGTCGCCAGTTGGCTGGCCTGCTGCTCGTTGGTCTTCTGCAGGGTGTTGATGGTCTCGGTGGCTGTTGCCAGCGCCTGACCTCGGCTCTCCAGCATGCGACTACCGAGAAACAGGGCGGCGCCCATCACCAGCACTAGGACAAACAGCACATTGGAAAGCAGGGCCTTGAAGGTGCTCATGCCAGCACCCCGCCGAACTCGGTGAACTTGGCCAGCAGATCAGCCAGCTTGTGCTCGCGCTGACCGTAACCGGCGCCCGGCAGGCTGGCCCAGATGTTGGCGCACTTACCGATCGCCTGACTGATGCGCCCCTTGAGTACGTCGTCCAGTGCCTTGCGCTCGCGGATAAGCTGGATTGCCCAGGCATCTTGCGACTCGGGGCCAAAGTCCGGCAGTCCGAGCTGGTCGCGGTAGTGGGCCCAGTGCTTTGACAGGTGCTGATAGCGGCCCGCCGCGGTGCTTTTCAGGGTCGGATTGACCTGCACCAGCACGTTCGGGTGGGTGGCGTAGCTGTCAAAAAAACACGCCGGATTGACCAGCTTGTTGTACCCATCATCGCCCCGGCCTTTGGTGCCTTCGGCATAGGCAATCATGTCGAGAAACGCGGCCACCTGCGGGTGGCAGTTACTGCGCGGCATTGTTCTCATCCTTCTTGCGAAACATCAGCGCGGCCCGGTCGCGGATGATGTCGATCCCAAGCAGCCCCACCATGCCACCCAGTAACGGGGTGGCCTCCTGGGGGATCCCGAGTAAGTGGGTGCCGGTGGCGGCCGCCAGGGTGATGAGGCCGCACAACAGGGATTCGATCAGCCGACGGCGACCCCGCCCGCCGGCGTAGGTGATGCGCAGAAAGGCGATGGCCAGCGCCAGCAATGCCCCATAGACGGCGGGCCAGTTGTCCATCAACCAGGCCAGCAGGGCGGCCCAGAGGGTGGGGTCTTTGTTTGGCATAGGGTTCATGTCCGTTGCTCTGGTTAGCGACCCAGCCGCTCAAGGCGGGTCTTGCAGGGGACGCACAGGCGCACCCCGGGGATGTGGCGGCGGCGTCCTTCCGGGATGGGGTCGTCGCACTCTTCGCACTGGTGCAGGCTTTCCCCCTGGTAACGCCCTTTGCCCACCTGATTGGCCAGCTGGGCCGCCAGCATGCGGGCGGCGTGATGGTTGGCGCGGTCGATGTCGTCCAAGGCGCCCCCCTTAATCCATCAGGTGGCGGGTGTCGTCCTTGGAGAGGTACGGCACGCCATCGAGGTGGACGAAATCGGGGGAGGTGACGAAGCCCTTGACCTTGTGCACGGTCTTGCTGCCGCCCTTGGGATCGATATCGAGCAGGTCGGCCACGTTCAGCTTGACGCCGAAGGCCTCCACCTTGATCTCCTCGCTGCCGGTGCTGGCGTAGAACAGCACATCGTCCGGCTCCATCCCGCGCCAACTGCCGGCCCGTTTGGCGGCGGCGATCAGCTGCTTGAGGTTCTTGGTATCGAGCTCGAATTCACACTCGGCCGAGACGTCCCCGTCCACATAGCCATCGGGAATGCCCCGGGTTTGTGCCACCGCGCTGTTGTCGGTGATGGAGAGGCTGGCCTTTTCGACGTGGACCATGGCCCCCATCAGGGTGGTGTCGAAGTTGATACCGGAAAAGCGTTTGGTCACGGGTTAACCCTCCCCGTTGTTGAGGCTCAGATCGAGCATGATGTTGACGATGATCCCCTTGGGGCAATCCACGGTGCGTACCACCACAAACACCGAGACCAGGTTCTTGGCGGTCCACTGGATGGAGATGTCGCCATCCTGGGGGGAGGCGATGTCGCCCGGGAACGGCTGGCCGTTGATGGTGGTGGCCTTGGCCATGGTGCGCAGGTCCTTGCCAAAGTAGGTGATGGCCATGGCGGTGCTGCCCGGGGTGGAGTTGAACGAGCGATCCCCGATGCGAGCAATGGCCCGGATGCGCATCCGGCGCGCCACCTTGTAGGCAATGCGCAGGTTTTCGATCACCTGGTAGTCGCCGCCCTCGGCATCCAGGGTGCGGCCGTCGGCCCAGTAGGTGCCGTCATAGTCCGGGTACCACATCGGTACCGAGAACCGGTTCTGCTCCAGGGTCTGCAGGGTGGCCAGCGGCAGCGGGATCCCGTCTTTGTCCACCGGCTTGTTGCCAAGGCCGACCAGGGCGCCGGTCTTCACCCGGCAGGGGCTGTCGGCGATGCTCACCGCCCGGTTGCACAGGCGCCCGGCATAGGCACCGGCGAGGTTTGGCCAAAGCTGCGGCACCAGGCTGATGGAGTCGGCCTTGATGCCCTCTTGCAGGGCGGCCAGCGCGGTCTCGTACTCGCTCCAGGCTTGGGCGGTGCCATCCTTGCCGACAGCCTTGGCAACAATGCCGGGCACGGCCAGCAGCATGAACTGCCAGCGCCCCCACTTGGCGATGAGCTCCTGGTTGAGGGCGTGGGCGGCGTTGATGCCCGCCTGGTCCCACTCCTGACCCAGTACCAGGACCCCTTCAAACGATTGGGTCTGCTGGGCGCTGCGCACGGCATCAAGCCAGGATTGGTCGGTGGGCAGCACGTAGGCGCCGGCAGTCCAGTTCTGGCCGGTGTTATCGCGGGCCGCCAGCAGGTTGGCCTTGAGCTCGCTGTCTGCGCTGCCAAGCAGCTGGTCGAGGTCTGACTGGGCATTGAGGGAGAGCAGCTTGCCGGTGTTGCTGGCGGCGCTGCCGATGAACAGCAGGTGGCGTTCGACCTCGGTCACCGGCCCCTGCATCTGATTCAAGTTGTTGATCTGCACATAAGGCCACATGGCGCGGGCTCCTTAAGTCTCGGGGTTAGCGGTGCACGGGGTGGGCGCTGCCCGCCACCGACAGGGTGATTTCATCGGCCACCCACACTTCAAAGGGGGCCACGGTCCAGGTCTTATCCAGCCAGCGGATTGCACCGTCCGGGTCTTCCACGATGCGCAGGGGCTCGGCGAACTTCACTTCCAGATCCAGGTCGGCGCTGTGCTCGTCATTGGGCACCACGTCATAGGTGGGATCGGGCAGGGCGAAGCGTTCGCGGAAAGGGTCGTTTTCCTGTATCCAGCTGGCGATCACCGCCAGCAGGGTCTCGGTGCGGCATTCGCGAAACGGCAGGCTTTCCAGGGAAAACACGGCGGTGTATTTGAGCCAGGCCAGATCCATCCCGGTGATCCCCATGTCCTTGGGTTCCAGGCTGATGGTGCCGCCCTCCATCCAGCTGTCGAGGGAACGGGCGCAGCGGGCCGGCAGCACGCGCTCAATCTCGCGGTGCAGGGCTGACAGGAAATACCCCTGGGGGTGCAGGGCCTCGTTGGTTTCGCTCATATCATCGAGACCCCGACCCGGTGCTTGTTCTTGATGCTGCGCACCAACTGCTGGCTTTCGGCCAGCAGCTGCTCGCGCAGGTCGGGGGCGCGCTCGGCCAGGTCTTTGCGAGCGTCTCGCTCGGTGACCGTGGCGAACTCAGGGATTAGCATGGCTTTGGCCCGGGCAAAGACCGCGGCCAGGTAGGTCTCGGTCAGCGCGTTGTTGCCGCCGGCGAGCCGGGGGCCGGGCACCTGACCGGCCTCGGTGTAGCCCTGGGCCCGCAAGGTGGCCTGGTGGCGGGTCAGCTGCAGGTTGATCTCGCTGATGGCCGCCAGCAGGGCCGCACTGATGGCGTCGCTGTCCATGTCAGCGGGCAGGGCGCGCCGGCGCTCGAAGTCGCCACACACCACGTCAGGCCAAAAGCCGTCATTGGTGATGGTCTGCTCGCTGTAGCGGATGCTTTTGCCTGAAATCATGTGCTGCCCTATCAATTGGGGCGCCCCTGAGGCCACGGGATTGAGCGCGGTGCGAGCGGTCAGCTGCAGGCTCATCCCCGCCGGGGCGCGGTGGCGTGGGAGTCGTTATTCTGGGTTGAGCGCGCGCAGGCGCATGGCGATCTTGTGGCGCAAGGTGCCTACCCCGATCTTGCTGTGGGTCTTCTCGGCCAGGGCCAGCCAGTGGTCGGCCTGCTCCAGGGTGGCGTTGTCTGCCAACGCGCTGGGGCGCGGCACCCCGTCCTTGTCACGCAGCAGCAGGCAACCGGCCAGCTTGTACCATTTGGCGGTGGCCTGTTCGTTGAGGCGCCAGTCACCCCGCACCTTGTCGAACACCCGGGAGAACCAGGGCTCGACGCCATGGCCCAATGCCGCTTGCTCCTCAGCCCAGCCCAGTACCGTGTCGGCGGTGAAATGGGCCCAGTCGCGCTTGATGTTGCCCGGGGTGCGCTGGTTCTGCTCGATGGCGAGCAGAGCCCAGTTGATAGCGGTCTCCAGATCGCCAATATCAAACGCCCAGATGATCAGACGCTGGAACAGCTCGTTCTGATACACGGTGCCGAGCGCTGCCAGCTCAAGGTACTTGTCCACGTAGGGGCGATATTTGGGGAACAACTCGTCCCGTTTCATCGCCACCTTGTCACTCATCCGGGCCAACGCCTTGAGGCGCGCCATGTCCTGCTCCAGAGCAATCAGCTGCAGGTGCAAGCTGTTCGCCACAAGGCCAGTGGCTTGCCCGGTGGTGGCGGCTTGCGCCGCCCCCAACTGGGCCTGTACCTGTTGCTTGTGACGCATGCCAGGAGAGAGGGCCATGGTTACTCCTTCGGCTCGGTGTGAGTGTCAGCGCCTGCGGGCGGGGCGGTAGGGCGAGCGCCGATCACCACATCGGCCTCTTCGTAGCTGCCAAAGGCTTCATAGTCGCCGATGGCGTAGCCTTCCTGGCGCCAGTATTGGTTTTCAAAGCCCTTGGTATCGTCGTTGTCTGCCGCCTTGCGCTTGCGGGTGTTGCGCTGGGTGTAGATGTGCAGGTTTGCCAGGGTAGTGACCCACATCCCGTTTGCCGGGAAATAGGGCGGGATATAGGCCGGGCGGCCGGCAACGGACTTGGCCAGCTGCTGAGCGGCGATCTGCTCGGTGGGTTTGGTGGCCTCGCTGTAGAGCTTGGCTTGAGCTGCCGCAACCAAGTCGGTACCGACCAGTACCACCAGACGGGGATCGGTGCGATAGAGCGGGTTGATGGTGGCATTGATGAGGTCAGAGGCCATTTCATCCAGGGTCTTGAAATCGCCGTGGCCGTCCGGGTCGAAATAGATCTTGTCGCCGGCGGGGGCTTTCACCACCTGGCTGCCCTTGTTCCATTCACGCGCCAGCTGCTGCCAGCCCTTGTTGACGTCTTCACCTAGCGGGTACGTCTCCGGGTCGGAGTTATCTGCAATGTGGGTACCGTTAAAACCGACACGCAGCATGTCGAGACCAAAGGTCTGGTTGGTGAAGTCCGACACCAGTTGTACGAACTGACCCTCGTTGCCGGCGTTAGCCCAGGTGCACAGGGTGCTCCAGTCCAGACGGACACATGAATCGGTCTCGGTCAGGCCGTACTTGTTGCCGTCGACCCCAATTTTGCGCCGAAAGCGCCCTTCAACCTTGCGGCCGGTGTGCAGGGCACTGGCGCCGACTTGCACCACTTGTCCGTTCAGCTGATCCACGTCCAGACAGGTGATCAGTTTCAGGAACTCGGTGGATTCGAGGATGGCACCGCGCAGCACCATTTCCATGGGGGCGCTGACGGAGAACTGCTTGGCCAGCGCGTTCTCGGGCACCTTAAAAGCTTTGGCCAGCAACGCGCTGTAGTGGTTCAGGCACTTCTCGGCCTGCGGGGTTTTGGTTTGACTCACAGGATGCTCCTCAGCAAACGATCTGGTTGGTGTCGCTACAGCCCAGGGCATCAGGGCGCTGGTCCGGAGCTTCTACCGAGAATTTTTCGATCTTGGCGTTCAGGCTGGTCAGCTGATCGCCCAGCCCTTTGAGGGTCTGTTCGAAGGCGGAAAACTGCTCAGTGGTGGCGACGGCCGATGCTGGGTCGGTCACCGTGGTCGGCTCGGTGACGGCCGGTTGCTTGTCTGCTGTCAGCGCATCGACCTTGGCGCCAAAGGTTTCAATCTGGGTGCCAAGCGCGGTGAACATCCCCGCCAGCTTGTTCATCTGTTCTTCGTTCATGTCGGTACTGTCCTCGGGTTGGGGGCGGGTCGGTGACTCAGTGGGGATCGCCGTGGCCGTGGCGCCGTGACCGCCCAAGAAGTTGAACATCTTGTGCAGGAGCGAGACGCGATCAGGGGCATCTTGCTTGTCCTCTGGGAAAGAGAAGCCTGACAAGTCCAGCGCCTGGCTTTGGCCCACGGCCGGGGAGGGATGTTTGGCGGAAAACTTGAGCATGGTGGTGCCGGTGCTGGCCGGGATGTCCGTCACCCCCACCGCAAACAGGTAGGTTTTGCCCTGGCCGGTGAAGTTATCCAGCGGTTCGATGGAGCAGAACTTGTACTGGCCGCGCTGGTTTTGATAGATGAGGTCGCGGGTCGGGCAGAGGATGGCGAACAGGGTGTGCTTGCCGTCCACCTTGTCAGCCTTAAGGGCTTGCACGTAGCCCAGGTTCTCGCCCCATTTCTCATGGTTTGGCCAAAGCTGTGCGCAGTAGAAGGTGGGATCGTAGGTGTCGGCCATGTCGGTGATCCACTTGGCCGAGATCTCGCGGCCATCCACGGACTGGCCCTCAGTGGCAATCACCACCCAGCCGGTGCGCAGTGATGAGTCTATCGGTATTGGCACGGCGGCCCCCTTGTGTCGAATTGGCGTCAGGTTATCGGGGCAATGCCTGGGTAGCACTCAGATGCGTTCTGGCGATTTCGGATAGAGGGGGTTATCCGAAATCATCCGAATGAAGGCGGCAGGATGGGGGGGATTGGCTCAGTATCATGAGCCCCAGCTTTATGACTGGGGAGCCTCATGGCCTATACAGAAGAGGTACGACAAACCGCCAAGCGGCTTTATCTGCGCCACTGGAGCGCACGGGAGATCAAGGAGGAACTCGGCCTTGGCAGCGTGCGCGTGGTGTACCTGTGGGCCGAGAAATACGGCTGGACGGAACTCCTTAGCGATGAGGCGTTGGAAGACGCGATAACCCGGCGCTATCAGGCGCTGGCGGCAAAGCCGAAGAAGAACCACGCCGACCTGGCCGAGATGGACAGGCTTATCAGTCACCACGTCGCCCTCAAGGCGGAGGCTGTCAAACTAGCCGAACGAGAGCAAGCACTCAAGCTACGCCAGCAGTCAGCTCCACAAGATGAGCCCGGCGAGAGTGAAGGGCGCCGCCAGCGCGGGGAGAGCAAACCGAAGAAAGGCGGCAAGAAGACCAAGAACTGGGTCAATGACTTGGGCCCCGAAGACTTCGAGGGGTGGCTGGCCTCCCTGTTCCCGCACCAGCTGTACGTGCGGGATGTAAAGAACGACCCGACCATCCCGCGCACCCGCAATATCCTCAAGTCCCGCCAGATTGGCATGACCTACTATTTCGCCGGCGAAGCGCTGGAGGATGCCATCTTGACCGGCGGTAATCAGGTGTTCTTGTCGGCTACCCGTGCCCAGGCCGAGATCTTCCGCTCCTACATCATCAACATTGCCCGCAAGTTCCTGGGGGTGGAGCTCAGCGGCAACCCCATTGTCCTTTCCAACGGCGCGCAGCTGGTGTTCTGCTCGACTAGTGCCAACAGTGCCCAGGGTTACACCGGCAACTTCTACGCCGATGAATACTTCTGGATCAAGAACTTCAAGACGGTCACCGATGTGGCCACCGGCATGGGCTCACAATCCCACTGGCGCAAGACCTTTTTCTCCACCCCATCCAGCAAGGCCCACGGGGGTTATAAGCTGTGGACCGGGGATGACTGGAAGGGCAAGGATCCGGCGCGCCAGGCCATCGAGTTTCCGACCGATGCCGAGTTGCGCGACGGGGGGCGGGTTTGCCCGGATCGGGTGTGGCGTTACATCCTCACCCTGGAGGAGGCGGTATCGACCGGCTTCAACCTCATCGACATCGAGGTGCTGCGCGAAGAGACCGCCATCGAGGTGTTCGATCACCTCTACATGTGCGCCTTTGTGGACGATGAAGCCTCGGTGTTCAAGTTCCAGCACATGGAGCGGGCCCAGACCAGCATCAGCAACTGGAGCGACTACACCCCAGGTCATCCCGAGCCGTTCGGCAAGCGCGAGGTGTGGCTGGGTTATGACCCGAGCCGGACCCGCGATAACGCCACCTTGGTGGTGGTTGCCCCGCCGCTGTTCCCTGGCGAAAAGTTCAGGGTGCTGGAGAAGCATTTCTGGCGCGGGATGAACTTTCGCTACCAGGCGGACGAGATTGAGAAGATCGCCAAGAAGTTCCGGGTCACCTATCTGGGGATCGACGTCTCCGGGGTGGGCAGCGGGGTCTATGACCTGCTGCAGCCCGTGTTCAAGTCAACCATCACCCCCATTAACTACAACGTGGAGAGCAAGGCCCGGCTGGTCCTCAAGATGGTGGATGTGGTCGAGTCAGACCGTATCGAGTGGGATCAGGAAGACATCGAGATCCCGCTGGCCTTCATGAGCATCAAGCGCAGCACCACCGGCGGCGGCCAGCTGACGTTTAGGGCCTCGCGCAGCAGCGAGACCGGACACGCCGACGTGTTCTTTGCCATCGCCCACGCGGTGGACAACGAACCGCTCGACACATCGCGCCGCCGCAAATCCACTTGGGCCATCAGCAAACGAGGAAAACATGAGCCGCAAACAGCGCTTTCATCCGCGGGCCGAGCGGCCCAATCCCAATGCCGTCAGCAACCGGCCCTCGGTCAGTTTTTCCATGGCCGAACCCATCGACCCAACAGCCTGGATGACCGATTACACGGACGTGTTCTACAGCCCCTGGGGCGAGTATTACATGCCGCCTATCGACCGGCAGGGGCTGGCCAAGGTCGCCCGCGCCAATGCACACCATGGCGCCATCCTGATGGCGCGGCGCAACATGGTATCGGGCCGCTTCATCAGCAGCGATGGCGTGCCCCGGGAGGTGATCACCGCCTTTGTGCATAACCTGCTGCAGTTCGGGGATGCGGCCTTGCTAAAATTGCGCAACGGGTTTGGCCAGGTGGTCGGGCTCTATCCTCTGTCGAGCCTTTACCTGCGCCGTTGCCAGGATGGCAATTTCCTGATGCTGCAGCGGGACGGCAGCTACAAGCGCTACCTAGCGGCCGACATCATCTGGCTGGCCCAGTACGATCCGGTGCAGCAGGTGTATGGCCAGCCCGATTACCTGGGGGGCCTGCAGTCGGCCCTGCTCAACCAGGACGCCACCATGTTTCGGCGCAAATACTTCCTCAACGGGGCGCACATGGGGTTCATCTTCTACGCCACCGACCCGAACATGGACGATGACCAGGAAGCGGAAATGAAGGAGATGATCGCAAGCTCCAAGGGGGTCGGGAATTTTCGCTCGATGTTCGTCAATATCCCGGGTGGTAAGCCTGATGGCATCAAGCTGATCCCGGTGGGGGACATCGCGACCAAGGACGAATTTGCGGCCATCAAGGCGATCACTGCCCAGGATGTGCTGACGGCGCACCGGTTCCCGGCCGCGCTCGCCGGCATCATCCCGGCCAACGGCAGCGGGGGCCTTGGGAACCCCGAGCAGTACGACCGGACTTATGCCCGCAACGAAACGCTCCCGATGTGCGAGCTTATCCAGGATGCAATCAACGGGGCCAATCTGCCGCGCCGGCTGCAGGTGGATTTCAATCGGTCGCTGGAGGCCAGTGCTACTGTATAGAGATCCAGCTTAGGGTATAATCGAGCGGTTTTTTATCGACGGTATCAGGGGGGATTTATGCGGGTATTTTGTCGGGAATGTGGGGAGCTGGGGCGCATCACCAAGACGCACCGCCTGAGCCGTGATACCGCCGATCTGTACTGCCAGTGCACGGATGCAGAATGCGGGCACAGCTGGGTGTCACAGGTGTCATACAGCCACCCATTGAGCCCATCGGGCCGCACGACCAGCCAACTGGCCTTGAGCCTTATCAACTCGCTTAGCCAAGAGGGGCGGCAGGCCCTGCAGCGGGAACTCAACCTGGGACAATGAGAAAAGGGCGCATGATGCGCCCCTTTCCTCTCATAACAAAGCTAGCCTTGGTTACCTTGGATTGGTGCAGTGCTGGTGCTGGTCGTGAATTTTGACACGGCCGTTTCTTTTGCCTTTTCCCATATCCCAGCATCAGAGAAGGCATAGACAAACATGGCGACAATAACTGCGGTCCAAAAATTACCGATAATCCCAGCCGCACCATTATGATGCCATTTTTTGAAACGGACTAAAGCTGAGTCTTTTGGCAAGTCATCTAAGGTCATATTATGGATCTTGTCTGCCAATTCACCCTTTATCTTTTTTATCTCATCATCGGCTGCAGTTTGAAGGAAAATGTTAGCAAGCTCTTCTGCATCATGCTTGTAGCGCATGATTTCGTTACGCTGATTCTTGAGCTCAGTGAATTCCTTGATAGATCTACCATGGCGGATGGCTTCTCTTTTTTCAGCCTTGTAGATTGAGTAAGCGATCATCCCCACAAAATCCTTGTTATTTTTAACAAGTTTTTCATGCATTTTGTTATATTCAGAAGGCATTGCCAAAACCTATGCTGTCGTTTGATTACTTATCGTTTTTAGTTTTATTGAATTCTTCCGATGCAGTTACCCACATCATATTGATGCGTTTTGCTGATACTTTACCAACAACAACACCAGCCATCTTGCTTGGCACATATCCTGACAATACTTTGTTATTTACCCTATCAGCCAAAGAGCGCGGTCGAATGCCAAGGGTTTTCAAGAATGAGTCAAAGTTCATCTTTCCCCTCCTTGTCTTGTTCTGCTCACTATATACACTTAATAAAGTAATTTGCATGTTACCTAATTCATCACTTAAAAGTTCAATTGAGGCCATAGTCTCATGTAGCGCTGTTAAGTGTCAACGTGAGTCCCTTTGATAGTAGATGTGGCACAGAGGGGCAATCAGATTTTTTCTTCCTTCTATGCTCATGCTGCCGCGCTACGCTTGCCGGCCATCTTGGACAAGGTTACAGACTGCGCTAGTCACCTTGTCCAAGATGGCTGTATTTGATGGGCACATCTATCTGCCACGAATGCGACGGTGTCGCCGCCGTTTGGTGTCATGGTATCTGCCTTGTTCATAAGGTGGGTGAGCAGCGCCTCTCTATGCTCTGGATGAACGTCGGCCAAGCGTGTCCTGGTCGCCTCGGCAATGAGGTGGTGTACATCTGGTCTGCGTGCAGGAGAGCGCGGGTCATCAGCTGGCACCCCGAAGAACTCGGCATTACTGATCGCCTCCTGGCGGCGCTCGACTGGCGGCAGTGGCCATGTCCGCAGATCGACGGTATCGCGTAGGCGGTCAAGCTGAGTGCTGGCAGCCTCGGCGTCCCCGTTACCCAGGGCATCCAGCAGCGCCAGTGAATCATCAGCGCCGGCCGCCGTCATGCTGGCCAGCCAAGCCGCTGGATCCCCGGACTGGGCAAGCAAGCCCCGCACATCCTTGAGTTCCGCCTGGCGTTTTGCCTCCTGGCGTCTGGCTTCGGCTTCAATCTGATACGGTGATGGCTGGTTTGTAGATTCGAACGGATGATGCTCGGTCACTTTCAACTCACCATCCCGGATGCAAACTGACCGGTCTCCCGTCCTGACAATCAACCCGCTCCGGACCATGGTCACCTCTTCACCACTAAGCCCCAAATGGAGTGCACCCTTATCGTTCAATGGATCCTCTTTAGATCCTCTGTGATCGTCCCGTACAGTTGTTGCCAGAGCTCCAAGGGGGAAACCCCCTTCGCTGCGCTCGGTACCCACTAACTCGCTGCGCTCGCCCACAGACCAAAACCCGCTGCCTTGGGCCTCGGTGGTGTGCTGTGAGCCACATTTACGCAGCACCCATTCCCCTACACGGGTTTGCTGGATGAGGCCGTCAGCGGCCCGCACTCCGACAAGTTTGGTCTGTGGTTCACCATACTGATTCGGTTCGGCAAAGGCGGTACGGTGGATGCTCAAAGGTCGTGCATCGCGCCGGCAGCAGGGACCACCCATCGCTTGGGTGAAGTTCTTCCAGTCCACCGCATCGGCATAGCGTCGGCACTCTTCCATGATGGGGCTGGCCAGTGGGGCCACGACGATCCCCTTTGCCTCTTGCAGGCGGCCAGGCAGGCGGCGCAGTTCACGCCAGATCCCGACCGGTGGGCCTTTCAATGGCTGGAACTGGCGCAGGCCCCAGAGGGATGCCCATGCCCGTACCCGTCGGGCACCTTCGGTTGCCGCTGTCTCTGCTTCCAGATCGCCTTCGTCGCCGACCCGGTACCCATCGATATTTTTCGAGATATATTTGACGATGTAGCCGACAGCGCCGCCCTTCTCCTTGTCCATCAGCTTCCAGTCAAAGCGGGGAGTTATATCGCTATAGGGCTTTTTGCTATCTGGGTGGCGTTTGCGTTCCAGGTCACCTTTGTCATGACTCAGGGCGTAGCGCTGCAGGATGCCGATCAACCGGTGCTGGTGTTCGGGTTTGACCCAGATCAACAGGTGCCAGTGAGGCGTGCCATCGTGGTGGGGTTCTACAACCCGAAAGCCGAAATAGTCGATAGGGTCAGCGAATAGGAACTCCCCGCGCTTGGCCAGGTTGCGATCGAGGGCAGAACGGCAGCGCTTCCACAGCTCGCTGATGTAGTGTTGTGCGTCGCGGGGGGATGACCCGTCATGTTTGGGGTTTTCTTCTGTGCTGTCTGGCCCGCCGGACTGGGATGATCTGACCGTCTTCCATGGGTGGAAGCGGCTCGGAGCCGTCCAGGTGAAGAACAGCCCCACATAGTCCATCTCGTCGGCCACGTCAGAGAAACCCCGCGCTCTGACAATCAACTCATGGCGGCGGTTCGTAGGGTTGGCGATGGAGGCTTTTACCGCATCCTCCAGACTGATGATGATGTCGTCTTGGGCGTTATAGGCTTCCATGTCCTTGAGCCAAGCGGCCGCCATGCGTTGCCGCTCGATAAAGCTTTGTAGGCCCTGGCTGGAGACGTAGGCGGATACCCCCTTGCGCACTTTGCCGAGCAGGATGGCGCAGCGCTCGCAATACTGGTCCCAGATCTTGCGCAGGCGTCTTGCCCACCATTTGGGGTCGAGCCAGCGGATAAGGTGATGAGCAATGAAGGTGTCGCGGCTTTCAGCCGTTCTGAATCTCGGCAAGCGGGGCAGCATGCCCCAAGCGGCCAGCGGTTGACGGCACGCCTTCCACAAGCGGATTGCTGGCACCTGCTCAGCGCCGAAATCGGTGATGGCATTAAACAGCCTAGTTACCCGCTCGGCGTAGTTGACGGCCAGGCGTTCGCGACTCTCTTTGGTGCGCAACGCATCGAGCGGTTCTGGGATGACGTTCTGCACTTGGCGCAGGGTGGTGATTCGGCTTGATAGCCAGCGGTTGGCGTCATAGCAAATTGCCACCCCCTTGAGCAAATCCGGTGCACGGCGGACGCAGTAACCAACAAACAGCTCGGCGATCAAGTCACCTGGAAGCTGTACCCCTGGCCCGCCATTCTCGCGAGGGATCGGTCGCTCCAGCAGGTCAAGCGCCCAGTCCAGAGCATAAGCGCCCGGGATGCCGACAAAATAGCTCTTGATGGCCTTAACTCGGGTATCAATATCACCGCCAGCAAGCTCCCTGCGCTGAGCCGCTGGCAGGCGTGATGCTTCGAGTGGGCAGAGAGATACACGACGACAAGCCATGATGCGGCGCGCCATGGCTTTGGTAGAGGCAGCCAATTTCCAGGCAGCTGGCTGCCTGGGTTGTATTGGCTTGGCTTCGAACAGTTCGGGGTGGAGCGACATTAGAACGGCAGAGGCTCGTCACAACGCAGATTGGCAAGCTGGTGCTCTGGTCGATGAACGTTGAAGACAGAGACGCTGTAAAGGTGCCGATAGATGCTGCATCTTTGCCGCAAATGGATACAGGCGTAGTCCCGACGATGGCCGCTTGCGAGGGCTGCCCTGAGCTGTTGGCGGCATTGGTTCAGTGCGGCCAGATCTATTTGAGCTGTCGCATTCCATGCCGCAATTTCGGCAACCAACTGTTCTTCCCGCTCATAGAAATCAGGGGTGTTTTTCATTTGTGTGACCTTCATCAGAATGGCAATGGGTTTGATGCTCATAGGTGATGCCCACTCAAAAATTGGTTGAGCGTTGTCAGGCCGGTTCTTCGAGCCTTGATCACCATGGTGGTGTGAGCACATATGCGGCGTGCTGCTGCACATTGGCGAAGGGTGAATGCGATAGTGGCCCGTGGTCTTGGCGAGATCTGGCGGCACTCGATGAGGTGACGTTGATACCCGCGCAGGCGCGCACTAGCGCCTCGCAGGGCTTCCCACCACCAACTCAAATTTCGTTCCATGTCGGATATCAGGTGTTGGCTCATAGGATCACCTCGCCTAGCCCATGCAGGGGTGCACACTCTTTCCACCAGTCGCCGATCTCGGTGGCAAGCGCGGAATCCCCTTGGCCAATCGCGGCCCAATAGATGGCACGGATCGATCCCAGGGCTAAGAGCTCGTTGCTCTCCGATGGCCCCGGAGTAAGGTAGTCAGCTCGGTAGCCCAACCAGTGCACCCACAACCCGCTTTTCTGCTGGTCTGGCTGACTAGCGTCGGTGTCTTCATCGTCTCCACTGTCATCATCGAGTAGCGCATCCGGACTGCTGGTAAGAACCAGCTGGATCTGGATGTGCTGCGGGCCAGACTGGACGCTGCCCATGCATACCCTGTTGTCATCTGCGTTTGCGGAGAACATGTCGGCCAGCATCCCCTCGATCAGCTTGGGGGCTTGGCGGGCGATCTTGATGGCGTCGCTCATGGTGCTATCTCCTGTTCCTGCTCACGGCGGTGTTGTATCGCTCGTGGGTCATCAGCTGAAATTCCCGGGATTTCAGTGGCCGAAACAGTCGGTACCGCAATCCCACGTCGATCACATCCGCTCGGCAGTGTGTAAGCCGGCGCGGGCGCTGGCTGGTTAACAAGCTGGCCGCTTTTTCCTGGATCGCTGCCGGTATCCGGCCAATGCATCTGAATCCGTCCATTGCATTCCCCTTGGTTGTGTTATCCATGAGCCCACGCATAGAGGCTCAGTGATAAGGCCGGCGAACCGGCCTGGTGTAGGCTTACTGGCGGCATTGCAGGATGTCGGCAGCGGTGACTAGAAGCGGGGACGGATTGGTCCCTGTCATTAACCAAGAGGTGTGCTCGTTGAGTTCGTTATGGTTGGCGATAACCAGGAACAGGCCACCACCGATCTCGCGATAACCGAGCTCGTAGTTTTTGAGGGTGGTAGGCGGAATACCCAGTTTCTCGGCGAACTTGGGGCGGCTTAGCCCCAATGTTTCACGCAACTTGCGCAGGCGGCGGCGAGCTTCATGGTTGAGGTGCCCCATGGACGGCAGATTGATAGGTTGCATGGTTAGGCTCCTTGATGGGCATTGAGACGATTGATGTGACCAAACAGAGAAGCCCAGACCAGGGCGTTAGCGCGCTGGCTCAGGATCGTCAGGTCGTTTTCCGAGTAGCGGGCGGCATATGGGCCTGCAATGCGGCTGTTCTGGATCTTGCGGTTGCGCAGCGCGCAGGGGATTGCTAAAGTTGCCATGTCAACTTTCCTTAGTAAGTGGTTGATAAAGGCCCCGTTAGGTGTTTGCAGCACCAGTGATCGGGGTTTTTTCTTGCCCGCAATTTGCGGTTTTTGGGTTGTTGACCAGTGTCATCAACAGCCCCTTACTCTGTGCCAGCCGTTCGGCTGATTTGCTTACCTCTTGTTTTTCTTCTGGCGGTGGTATCAAACCGGAGCGCCACTCTTCGAGGGTGACCGCGCCGTGAAACAGGTGTTGGTATCCGAGCCGACGCATGGCCAAGCAAAGCGATTCTCGGTCGCGTTCTCCGAGTGGAAACTCAGGTTTAGCCAGCGAAATGGGCAACTTGGCGTTGTAACAAATGGCCTCACGCTGATCTTGGTTGAGTGCCCCCCAATACTTCGCAACCCTGCAATTGGCGTGGTAAATCGCCTGACGCATTTCTGCCAGCGCTCTCTCGGCTGCACTCGCTTGTAACGTGTTCATCATTTCCTCTCTTCACATCGCTAGTGCCGCAAGGGGCGACACCACTTGAAAGCGCTGCTCTACGTCATTAATCAACAGAGCAACAGAGCCCATCGCCGCAGTGGCAATACTCATGAAAGAACGGTGCTCGTTATTGGTAATGCGGCCGCGTTCTGTCAGCTCCAGCGTGCGCTGGCCGATGCTCGCTATCTGTGAGTTCAGCTGGATCACTTGGTGAGTGAGTGATGGAGCCCGCTCGGCACTGGGGATTGCGACAGCAGTCAGGCCGCATTCCAGCAACAGGGCATCGAGCAGCGTTTCGTCTTGGGTCGCGTGGTAGAGCGCGATCAGGTCTTCGCCTGAAAGCTTGTGTTTCTGTGCCTGATTGAACTTGTTACGCAGTACATGGGCAGACATGCCAATGCTGGCGGCCACTTGCTCTACGTTGTGATCCTTCGCGAAGCTGGCACAGGCTCCGCGGTAGTGGGGGTGTAGGCTTTTAGTGATATTCGACACTCTGATATCCCTCCAAAGGTCGCTATGGTTTGGTGGCAAACGAGCCACAAGCAGAGAGGCATATATGCAGTTCATTCAGACACTCAGCCCAAGCCATGCGAGCCAGCCATCACGGATTTCCTTGGGGCGGCTTTCGAAGGCCAATTTCAGCCCTGCATTCCAGGCGGGCAGGTATACGTAGTAGTCACCTTTGGCATTGGGGTTCCCTGGAACCTTCATTTCTACGCCGGGTAACTTACCCATCTTGATCATCTCCACCACGGCTTTGCGGGTTTTACCGATGGCATGGCCGAATGCATCTGCGGTCACTGCATCGGTGTGAACCAATGAAGGGGTAAGACCGATGGCAAACTTGGCAGGTACTTCGGTCTGATTACTGGGGATTTTGGTTGCATCACTCATATCTGATAACCTCTCCGGTTGCCCCCTGTTGGCTGTAGAGAGCTTCCAGGGGCTTTTAAACATCAATTCCAAATGACCTCTATAGAGGTTTTATTTCTCAATTGGGAAATTAACGCCCAAGGAGTGCTTGTGTCAATAGAAACGTCTGAGAAGTTGAAGCTCATACGAGAATCAGAAAGGATGAACAGAAAGCAGTTCGCAGAACTGACGGGTATACCTTACGGAACTCTTTCAGGTTATGAGTCCGAGGGGAAAGAGCCGGGCTTTACCTCAATCCAGAAAATTTTCAGCCTGCCACGGTTCAGGAAATATCACAGTTGGTTCATGTTTGATGAAGTCTCACCAGAAGCCGGGCAGATTGCACCGGTTCTCGCACACTTTGGGCAGGAGAGCAGCGACTCGTCCCTCTCAGACCAAAAGACTGGTTAGCCCTTCATTGGGCATTTGTTGATGTTATAGAAACCATGGGCCTGTGTTCTCAGGCCAATGTCGGAGAGCTTCGCTATGTCGATTAAGAAGCTCGATGATGGTCAATATCAAGTGGACGTTAGACCGACGGGTCGCAATGGAAAGCGGATCCGGCGGAGGTTTTCTAAGAAGCACGAGGCTGTCGCCTTTGAGCGGCATGTGTTGGCGACGCAGCATGACAAGCCCTGGCAGATCAAGCTCGCAGATGCCCGCACGTTGGCCGAGCTAATCGAAATTTGGTGGGCGCACAAAGGGCAGTATCAAAAGTGGGGGGCCCACGCACGTCGTACCCTATTACGGGCAGATCGATACTTGGGTGAAGTGCGGGTCAACCAGCTTAATGCTCACGCTTTGACTTTGCTGCGTTCGCGTATGTTAGCAGCAGGCATAACCCCCAATAGCGTCAACCGCCTGGTGGTGGAACTGAGCGGTATGTTCAATTTCCTCATCGAGGGAGGGTTTTACCGTGGTGAGAACCCTGTTCGAGAAGTGAAGGCTTTGAAGGTTGCGCCGAGGGAGATGAGTTATCTTTCCCCATCTGAAGTTCAGCAATTGTTGGCTGGGCTAAGTGGGGATGATAGAGGCGTCGCCGTTTTATGCCTGAGTACCGGCGCTCGGTGGAGTGAGGCTTCTACCGTTCGGGCTGAGCATGTAGTCAACCGGCGGGTGACGTTTGTGGCTACCAAGAACGGTAAAAATCGAACGGTTCCCATCAGTGCAGAGGTTGAGGCTGAATGGGTGGCAAACAAGCGTGGGGTGTTGTTCCCCAAGGCGAACTACCTACGGGTGCGGGAGATGTTGAAGGTAGTGAAGCCCGATTTACCCAAAGGGCAAGCAGTGCATGCACTACGCCACACCTTCGCTACACATTTTATGGCGAATGGGGGGAACATTTTGGTGCTGCAACGAATCTTGGGTCATGCCTCTATCCAGCAGACGATGACCTATGCTCATTTCGCGCCTGATTTTTTACAGGATGCAGTGCAGTTCAACCCGCTCAGGGGTGGTGCTGGTTAGGCGTGGAGTGTCCACATCATTGACCACACCTTACCGTTTATGGGGGGGAATGAAAGCTTATCAGAGCCCCTAGCCAAGCTGATGGCCTTACGCTGTAAGTCAGGTAAAACAAGGCTTAGCGCCGCATGCCCTTAGTTTTAACGGGTTGGTGACTCTGATGGTGAAATGAATAAAAAGGCGCGTGAAGCGCCTTTTTTGTTGCATAACTGGTCGGAGTAAGATAAAGCCCCCAACTGGCTGTTTTCTGATAGAATACTCCCCCTGTGTGAGTCCCGGATGGGCTCACGGTCCGGTCTCCCGGGCCCAGTTTGCCGTCTTGTGCTAAGGCGGGTGTAGCAATAGGTTAATCATGAGTTTTGCCGATAGTTTGTTCTTTTTAATGCTGCTGGTTGGCGGCAGTGTGTTCTTCTCCCTCTCCGAGATCTCTCTCGCCGCGTCTCGCAAAATCAAATTGCAGGTGATGGCGGATGAAGGTAATCGCCAGGCCGAAAAGGTGCTGGCCCTGCAAGCCCAGCCGGGCAACTTTTTCACCGTGGTGCAGATTGGCCTCAATACCGTCGCCATTCTGGGCGGTATCCTGGGTGAGTCTGCCCTCAACCCCGCCATCAAGGGGATTGTCTCCCAGTTCTACCAAGGGCCCTGGCTTGGCGAGATCAGCTCCGGTGCCTCCTTCGTGTTCGTCACCGGCATGTTTATCCTGATTGCCGACCTGATGCCCAAGCGTCTGGCCATGACCATGCCCGAGCAGATTGCCGTGGTGGTGGTACGCCCCATGCTCTTCTTCGTCACCGTGCTGATGCCGCTGGTGTGGGTCTTCAACGGATTGGCGAACTCCCTGTTCCGTCTGATGCGTGTCTCCACGGTGCGCAACGACGAGATCACCTCCGACGATATCTATGCGGTGATGGATGCCGGTGCCGAGGCGGGGGTTATCCAGCGCGAGGAGCATCAGCTCATCGAGAACGTGTTCGAGTTGCAGTCCCTTGGTGTCACCTCTGCCATGACGGCCCGCGAGAGCCTTATCTACTTCACCCTGCAAGAGAGTGAAGAGAGCATCAAGGCGAAGATCGCCGAGCATCCCCACAACAAGTTTCTGGTCTGTGACCACAACCTCGACAGCATCAAGGGCTTTGTCGATGCCAAAGAGTTGCTGATCCGCGTTATCGGCGGCCAGAGCATCGACCTGATCGGTGGCAACCTGGTGCAAAACGTCATCATCATCCCCGATACCCTGAACCTCTATGAGGCGATGGAGTACTTCAAGAATCATCGTGGCGACTTTGCCGTGGTGATGAACGAGTACGCGCTGGTGGTGGGGATTGTCACCATGAACGACCTGATGAGCACCGTCATGGGCGAGTGGGCGACCCACGTGGTGGAAGAGCAGATCGTCCAGCGCGACGAGAACTCCTGGCTGGTGGACGGGGTCACCCCCATCTCCGACGTGATGCGCGCCTTCGATATCGAAGAGTTCCCCGAGAACCAGAACTACGAGACCATCGCCGGCTTTATCATGTATATGCTGCGCAAGATCCCCAAGCGCACTGACTCGGTCAAATATGCCGGTTACAAGTTCGAAGTGGTCGATATCGACAGTTACAAGATTGACCAGCTGCTGGTTACCCGGGTCGAACCGGCAGTGGCCGAGAAGCCAGCGCAGGAATCGTAAAAGGAGCGATATAAGAGTCATGAAGATGCAGTCTCATTCCCGTGCGCTGGCCTGTGTCGCGCTCGCCCTGGCACTGGGTGCCTGTAGTCAGAGTGCGCCGCGCAAAGCCACAGTGGCAGCCAAGCCGGTAACCCCCAAGCCTGTCGTGGTCGTGCCGCAGCCGGATCCCGATGCGGTGGTGCAAAGCGGGATGGCAGAGCCGAGCCCGGTTTTTGACGAGCAGTATCACGGTCCGGATCAGGGGTCGCTGGAGTCGGTGACCGCCCTGTTTGCTCGTGGCTACATCGAGTCCGCCATGCGCGAGACCATGCTGGCGGCGGTGCACAACGACTATCCGCTGCTCGGCATGCGGGATGTGCGGTTGACCGATCCGGTCTCCAAATTCCTCACCTCCGAGCATGCGGCCACCACGGCCCATGACTACCTCTATGCGGGTGTGCAGCGTCGCCTCGGTCGTCCGCTCAGCCCTGCCCAGTGGGAGCAGATCTGGCGCGGCTTGCCACAGCAGGGTCGGGTCTCCGACTGGGTCAAGCAGATCAAGCGAGTGCTGGCCGGGCGTTAA